CTTGGGTGTTGGGGCAAGTGTCGTCTGCCAATGAGCGGCTGGTTAAGATCGAGTCTGCCATGCCCGCGCTTATAACGAAAGAAGGCGTCCCCACGGACTCTCCGCTATCGGCTGAACGTCGGGCTAACCTGAAAGAAGAATTGAAGCGCGAAATCAATGACTTACACGTCCGCGTCATGCTGCTCGAACAACTGAAGAAGTAAACTAAATGGCTCTTATCAAGCTTCAGTTTCGCCCCGGCGTTAATCGGGATCAGACCAACTACTCCGGTGAGGGTGGTTGGTTTTCTTGCGACAAGATCAGGTTTCGCTCTGGCTACCCGGAAAAGATTGGCGGCTGGATAAAGGCTACCCCCACGTCGATTATCGGTGTGTGCCGCCAGATGTGGAACTGGGTTACCACGTTTACCGATAACCTTCTGGCTCTCGGCACAAACGTAAAAGTCTATATCGAAGCTGGTGGTTACTTCAACGATATCACCCCGTTGCGGGCAGTTGATCCTACCCTGTCGTCACCCGATACAGACAACTGCGTGCAGACAGATAACGGGTCTACTACCGTCATCATCAACCTTGCTGCAGCGCATAACGCTGTGTCTGGGCAGTACGTTACTATCTCTGGCGTAACCGGAACTGTTGGTGGCGTGCCTAACTCCGAAATCAACGCTAACCACGAGATTACGGTAATCGACGCTGACTCTTTCTCCATCACGGTTACGACGGCGGCTTCTTCCACAGTTGCTTCTGGTGGTAGCACAGGCATTAGCATCGACTTTGAAATTGAACCGGGCTACCCTATTCTGACCGCAGGTTATGGTTGGGGCACTGGTACTTGGGGTCGTGGCACTTGGGGTCTGGGTTCCACAGAGCCTATTTACTTCCCACAGCGTGACTGGTGGTTTGATAACTTCGACAACGATCTGGTTATGAACATCCGCAACGGCGCTCCCTACTACTGGGAACGTGGTTCGAACCAAGACCCGTCTAGTGCCTTGGCTACCCGGGCTATTACGCTTCAAGCTTACGCCACCAGCCAAGGGTATAGTTCTAGCGCTGTGCCTGTGCAGGTTATGCAGTTGCTTATTTCCCAGCAGGACAAGCACCTCATCGCCTTTGGCGCGGTGCCTTACGGTAGCACCAGCACGGCGGACTTTGACCCGTTGCTTATCCGGTGGGCTGACCAAGACAACCCGGGGCAGTGGACCCCTACCGCTACCAATTCTGCGGGTTTCTTGCGTGTTTCTCGTGGGTCCGCGATTGTCCGGGCACTACCTACCCGTCAGGAAATTCTCGTTTTCACTGACACCAATCTGTACTCGCTGCAGTTCTTGGGGACTACGGATGTCTTTGGTCTGCAGGAATATCAGGATAACCAGTCCATCATTTCGCCCCGCGCTGTGGCTACAGCGGCCAGTATCACGTACTGGATGGGTCAGGATAAGTTCTACGCCTATACAGGCCGCGTTGAAACGCTGGCTTGCTCCCTGCGTAACTATGTTTTTCAGGACCTTAACTACGCCCAGAGGGACCAGATCGTTAGCGGCACTAACGAAGAGTGGAATGAAATCTGGTGGTTCTACCCCAGCGCTGCCTCTTCCTATAATGACCGTTACGTGGTGTTTAACCATCTCGACAAGATTTGGTACTACGGCACCATAGAACGCACGGCTTGGCTGGACACCCCGCTTCGCGCTAACCCGCAGGCTGTAGAAACTTCCACGGACTACACTACCGGCTACCTGTACAACCACGAAGACGGCATTAACGACGGTGCAGTGGGTATGTCTGCGTATATTGAGTCCAACGACTTTGATATCGGGGACGGCGAGAAGTTTATGCTTTCCAAGCGTGTGATCCCGGATATTGGGTTTGCAGGGTCCACGGCGGCTGATCCTGAAGTTACTTTGACCATACGCTCACGTAACTTCCCCGGTAACCCGTTGTCCAGCGAAGCTGCCGACTCCAAGCTGGTTATCGAAACTGCAGTCGATACGTATACTAGCCAAGTGTTTATCCGGTCTCGTGCGCGTCAGATGGCGCTCAAAATCAGTTCTGAGACTTTGGGTGTGCAGTGGCAGGTGGGTGCGCCCCGTTTGGATGCTAGGGAAGACGGTAAGCGCTAATGGCCCTTGTAAGGTTCAAGCACACCCCACTGCCTAACCCGCCATCGGATTACGACCCCCAGTACGTGCGGCAGATGATCCGCGTGCTTGAGATTTACTTCAACCAGCTGGACTCGCTTACTCCGAACCAAGCACAGTCTTACACGGCTGATGAGTTTATTGGGGGGACTATTACCCTTGGGAGTTACACCAACGCAGAGAAACTAGCCCTTACCCCGGCTACTGGGATGATGGTGTTCGACACGACCCTGAACCAGATTAGCGTGTATTACAGTGGTGGTTGGCGGGTCATAAGCACGGTCCCCAGTACAACGGTAGCTCCTACGGGGGTATCGGCCACCGGGTCTATAGGCGCAGTTACAGTTTCCACCCCGTAGGGGGTTTGTTTCTAGGCTTTAGTTTTAGCGTAGTTGGTAATATAACCGTTTCAACGCCTTAATCGGGGCTCCAGATGCACTCCCTAGCGCAGCACTTACAATCCCAAGGCCGGGGGAACGACACGGTCCTAGTCCACATGACCCCCCGGGAAGTAGGGGGGCTGCAGGCTCTTGCTAAGTCGGCGGGCGGGTCTCTTACAACTAACCCCCAGACTGGTCTCCCGGAAGCCGGGTTCTTGGGCTCCATCCTGCCAATGATTGCTGGTGTGGCTGGCGGCGCTCTGGGTATGGACCCTTGGATGGCCGCTGCCGGTGTTGGTGCTATTACGGGTATTGCTACCGGAAACCTTGAAAAGGGCCTGATGTCGGGTCTGGGAGCCTATGGTGGTGCGGCATTGGGTCGCACTATTAACCCGAACGGTATGGAAGGGTTGGGTCTTAAAGCCGCCGCTGTGCAGCCCCCTGCTCCGGGTTTGACTACGATTAACCCGGCCCCCGTTAGCGCGGCTATGCCCCCGCCAGACCCTTATTATCAGACGGCTAATTCTCCGTCGGGGGTGGTCGCGCCTCCCGTCTCTCCCGTGGCGCAAACTATAAGCGTAGAGGAACCCGGGTTCTTTGGTCGTTTCGGCGCTAACGCCGCCGCTGGCCTTGAAGGTACTGGACTAGAGAAGTTCGCCCCCTACGCGGCTGGACTTGGTCTGGCAACCCCGTTCCTTAGCTCTAGCAGTTCTGGTTTTGGGGCGATTAAGCCCACGGAACCTAAGAAACTTCCCCCGCCTAGGATGTACAACCGTAGGCCCACTTACCCCGTTAACCGGGACCCTAGGGACTCTTCGGAGTTTATGTTTTTTGATCCGTCTGTCCCATACTACCCGGCATACGCCGATGGCGGTGCGGTTGAAGCCCGCCCGCGTTTTGCTCCCGCTGTTGCGGCTCCTGCTGGATACGCTGCACAAGCCCCTGCCCGGTCTTACGTCGAACAGCTCTATAATTTCCCCCGGGCTACCAATGTACCGAAGCTGGTCAAGCCCACTGCAGAAAACGCTGCGCTTCAGACACAGTACCCTACGGCTACTAAGGCTCAGTTAAGTGAGTACGAACGCGCGATAGCAGGTGGCGGCGACCCTAGCGCAACCCGGTCCTTGATGCAGGCATACGGCCCCACGTCCGGTATTAAAGAACTTCAGCCTTGGTCGCCGGAATTCAAGGGTTTTGATTACAGCCGCTCCCGTCCTGTAGATGCTTTTGGTAATCCGGTTGGCTGGGATGCTCCGACAAAAACTGCCCCGACTATGGGCGCTAACGGCGTTCCTTCTGGGTGGGACCCCCGTGACTGGGAGAATATGAAGAATACCGATCTCGGTAGCCCTAGCGACGAGTATATCCTTAACAATCCGTGGATGGGGGGTATGCAGCTTGGCAACGCTCCGCTTGTGTCTCCCATTGCTTCAATAGGTGACTATGGCTCAGGGATAAGCGGTGGCACCACTTTCTCGCCGCGTGTCCAACAGGGTTACGCTTCTGGAATTGCCGATAAGGCAGCTAGAGAGGCTGGGGCAGCGAATAACCAGACGGCGCTTAACTACGCCCTCTATGGTGGCCCGGACGCTCCAGAAGGCGCGGTTACCCCTGAAGGGTTCGCATCCAAAACTACCCCCAGCACTGGAAGCACTTTCTTAAACTATCTTAACCAGAATATGGCGGCTCCGCGTGGCACTTCGACTGCTGCGCCTTCCGGGCAAGATTATTCTGGTGTTGGTGGGTTCTTTCGTGGGCTTGGGGAGTTGACGACGCCCCAGTGGCTTAACCTTGCTCGTACCGTAGGTTCCTTTGCAATACCCGGCGCGGGCTTGCTTAATATGGGTCTTGGTGCGGCCCAAGGGGCGGCAGACATACGTTCGGCTCCCGGGTTCCAAGGTAATAGCGTCTTAAACTGGCTAACTAGCGGCCCTAGCAGCGAGAGCGCAGCAGCTGCCCTACGGCAGGGTGATGTCGGAAACGCTTTTAATTATATGATCCCCTTTGCCGAACCCACTAAGAAATACGCCGATGGCGGCGTAAACCTTGAAGACGGTTCCTTTGTGGTCGATGCCCGCACGGTGGCTGAACTGGGTAATGGGTCCAGCGGTGCTGGTCAGGAGCTTCTTGCTCGTATGGGCGGTAAGCCCATCAAGGGTCCGGGTGACGGGGTAAGCGACTCTATCCGTGCTAATATCGGTGGCAAGCAGGAAGCCCGGGTTGCCCGCGACGAGGTTAAGTTCAGCCCCGAAGCGGTTAAACGTTTGGGTCGCGGTAACCCCAAGAAGGGTGCTGACCGTCTATATGCTATGATGAGGAAAGCTGAGAAGGCCAGAAAGACGGCCTCTCGCGGTAAGGACACAGGGCTTCGCGCTCTGGTAGGAGAGAAGTAATGGCCGACCCACAAATGCAAAACGTACAATACACAACCACCAATCTTCCGGCATATGCAGAGCCGTATGTTACGGAGGTGCTGGATCGCGCACGCGATGTTTCTTACCAGCCTTATATTCCTTACGATGGGGAGCGCATCTCTGGTTTCACCCCCGGTCAGACCTATGCTCAGCAGCAGGCGTATGACTTGCAGCAGCCGGGTCAGTTTGGTGCCGCCACCCAGTTGGCTGGTGCTGCGGGTCTTGGTTCCTTGGCGGCGGGTCAGTACAACCCCTACACCTTCTCTACCCAGAACGTAGCTGCTCCTAATCTCCAGCAGTACCAGATGGATACCGCTCAAACTAACTACAACCCGAACCTACAGAATTACAACATAGACCCCGCTTCAACGTTTGGTCAGGCCCAAGCCCAACAGTATATGTCGCCGTACTTCCAAAATGTACTGGATG